CAACGTGGTTCGCAGATTGGACTATGACCCGAATCTGCCCTTATACTGCTCAATCGATTTCGGCTACAGGATGCCGGCTGTCGGATGGTATGCTACTAAACCAGAGGCCAGCGGTAAAGATACAATATTTCAAATAGATGAAATCTGTCACGAGGAGAACATTAAGACCGAAGATCTAGCGGACATGATTCGCAAAAAGCAGTATCCAACTGTCAGATATTTTGGGGATCCGGCCGGTGGCGGTGTCCAGGCGCAGAGCGGTATCGGAGATATAGAGATTTTCAGAAGAAAAGGGATTCGTGTTGAATATAAGAAGGACAAGATTTCAAGGAACATAGTGAATGGTGTTAGCCATGTCAGAAGCTGGTTTGAGGATGCTAACGGTGAGCCTCATTTTTTTGTTTCCAGCAAGTGTAAGGGCAGTATTTCATCTTATGAGAACTACCGTTATCCGGAGAGAAAAGAAGACCAAAGGATTAAAGAAGAACCTTTAAAGGATGGCCGTAACGATCATATGTGTGATGCTCTCCGTTATTTTATCGTAAACCAATATCCTATTAAACAGAAGAAGGCAGGAACAATTCCATGGTAACAATACCAAATTTAGCAGCAAGTACAATTATCAGTTCTCTTTCCAATGCGCTCAATACGATTGAGAATAAGCGCACTCGCGATCGAGAATATATGCTTGATTATTATGAAGGCATAAATATTGATAATTACGTTAAGAAGTTTTTCGGATCTGAATCCTTAAAACAAGTCCCGATTTTCAGTCAGAACATAACAAGGCGAATCTGTAAAATTCGTTCCATGGTTTTCAAAAGGCCGCCAAAGACAAAGACAGACAAGGCCTATTTTGATTATATAGACATTGAAGATCTGAATTCATCCAGAAGGCAGTTAGAGCAGCTTACATTTCTTTTAGGAACTATGGCAATGCGATCCCGGTGGAGCGAAAAAGACAAAAAGGTAAAGTATGATTTATTAAGTTTTTTTGAGCCTTTATTTTTACCTGGTGAGAAAGATCCTGTTGGTATTATGTACGCCATTGAGAATCATGGTAACTCCAAATTGGAAAAGCCCTGGTTTGCAGTTTGGACCGAGGATCGTCCTGAAGCACCCGGCACACATTTCCTTATAGACCAGAATGGGGCAAAGCGAAGCGTTAATCCTGGTGACGTAAATCCATATGGGATAGTTCCTGTAGTTTACACTCATCGTTATAAGCCGGTCCGCGATTGGTGGAGCGAGGGTGCTGTTGATGTAGTCCGGGCAGATTTATCTGTTTCTGTAGCAGCTACAGAACTGGCTTTAGCGATTCGATTTGGGGCAATCGGAATCAAATTTATTACTGGAGTGGATGACGCATCCAGAATCCAGGTCGGAGTGGATAAAATTTTATATTTACCGGAAGACAGCAACTTTGGTGTCACTGCTCCCAGCGGTTCTTTATCAGAGATTATAGATGCGACTCGTTTTTTAGTTGAAGCAACCTTAAATAATAATCATGTCAGGATCAAATGGTCCGATGTTAAAGGGAATGCTCCTTCGGGATTCAGTCTTCAGGTTCAGGAAATCGAAAATTACGATGAAAGATTAGCTTCCACAGAAGACACCTGGAGGCCTTTTGAGAAACATCGTTATCTAGTGGATCGTGAAATTATTCGCGTTAAGACCGGGAAGAAGTTATCGGAAAGTTATTCTGTAGATTTTCTAGAGCCGAACTATCCGATGAGCGTACAGGATGAGATTAATCACTGGTCATGGAAATTTGAAAATGGACTTGCAACACCTCTCGATTATTTTGACTATCAGAATCCAGATGCAGATGAAAGTTTGCGCAATCAGTTCAAAAAACAGGTTGATGAATCATCTAAACCGGCAGTAGGGAGATTACTTTCCAGATTACAGAGTAATTAATGCCTGATATTTTTGATGAGGCATTTTCTGACTACAGCGAGAGGCTGAATCAGTCCATAGATGAATTCCTTAATGATATTGAGGAATTAGAAGAAGAAGGATTGAGCATAGAGGAAATATTAGCAGTTTTAGCTGCTATGGCAGTAGGGGATTATTTTATTGAGACATTGGGGATGAATAGTGCTGTCAGTGCTTATTCCGGCAGGTTGGGATCTGTTTTAGACAGTCTGGTTCCATTCGGGACCGTAACAGAGGGGCAGTTAGCTGCTTTAGGTTCAATTCAGTCACAATCAGTAGCGCAATTCACTTCTGATCTGGCAGAGAGGGTGAGATTATTAACCGCCCAGGGATTATCAAGCGGTCAGTCCATCAGTCAGATTAAGGCAATGATTAATCGTAATCCTTTAACTCAATCTCGTCACATAGAGACTTTTATTTCTTCCGGGATTGCCAGTTATAAGCGGTCTGTGGTCGGAATTATGGCTGCAACAGCAGATCCGGGTGTTTTATATCAGTATGAAGGGCCTTTAGACAGTAAAACACGCCCAATATGCAGAGTAATGCTGTCAAGCCCTGATTTAACCAAGGGTGATATAGATGCACAGTATCCAGGCGCATTTACAGATGGAGGCGGATATAATTGCAGACATTCATGGATTAAGGCCTCCAACAGTAAGGAAATGTCTTCTATCCGCAAAAGAGCTTCCAATGATGTAGTTCAACAGCGCAAAGGCAATCGTTGGAGAGAGCCTGTCACTTTACAGCAATATTATGAGAGCAAGTTATGAGAATACCGAAGTTTGAAGATATCTTAAAATTTGATAAAAAATTCTTTAAGAGTTTCGGCACAAAAGCTGCTGAAAAACATAAGGAAGGGATGCTGAAAGGTAGAAGACCAAGCGGACCGGTATGGAAGAAGTTAAGTACATCTTATGAGACATTTAAAAAGTCAAAAGGCTTACCAGGTATAGCAGACTATAAATTATCTGGAAGACTGCACGAGGATTTCGATTATATAACCGGATTTCAATTAGCAGATGGAGAATTTGAAGTGTATTACGGTATTTCTCCGAGCAAATCCAGGAAATACCCCGATAAGCGTGTAAATACCGCAAATGTAGCAAATTTACTACATAGCGGTGAAGTTAATAAAAAACCAAGGCCACTGTATGATAACAAGCGAACGATCTATAAGATTACAGAAGAACCTTTAGTCAAGGAATTAGTGGGACAATTAGCAGTGAATATTGCTGCTGAATTAGATGTTCCTGTATTAGTAATTAAAATGTAGACCTTTACCTTATTAGTAGGACATAACNAATGAGGTAATCATGGAACAGGATCAAAGTACGGTCGAGCAGAAAGCTCAAGCACCGGTTGCAGAGAAGCAACAAGAAGTGACAGATAATGAATCGCCCGATGTCGGGTCACTTATTGCGGAAAGCAAAAAATACAGAAGCAGGGCGCAGGAATCTGAATCAAGGGTTAAAAACCTAGAGGATCAGCTCAAAGCAATCGAAGATCAGCAACTTGCTGAGAAGGAAGATTATAAGACTTTGGCGGAAAAGCGCGAAGAAGAACTAAAAGTTCTTCGGGTTAAGGCCGAGCGCAGTGATGCGCTGGAAGAAGCACTTCGAGCTGAAGCCCTGGAATCAGTTCCAGAGGAGTATCTGGAATACGCAGAGGAAATGTCTACGGACAAATTACTCAAGTTTGTAACCCAGGTATCCAAAAAGGAAGTACCGACCAACGAAACTGCTGCTGCGACTTATGCCAATCCGGTAAAAAGTCCTTTTGGTGATATGACATCAGAAGAAAGGCGGAAGAATTGGACGGCGGTAGTTCAATCTTACATGAATAAATAATTTAAAGGTGAAATAATGGCAACACATTATGATGGTAGTGCCAGCACCGTAACCACAGAACAACACTTCATCCCAGAATTATGGGCAGATGGAATTTATAAGTTCTTCGAAAGAAAAACAGTCTTTCGCGGACTGGTAGAGGACTATTCCCCACTGGTAGGAAGTAAAGGATTTGGAGATACAATTAATATACCGGAAATGAGTATAATAAGTGCATCTGACAAATCCGCTGGTTCTGACGTGGCTTACGATGCGACGGCAACCACAACGACTCAAATGTCGATTAACAAACACAAATATGTCGCGAAGCTCTTCGAAGACGTGGCTCTTATCCAATCCGAGGCTGATCTCGTTGAGAAATATGCACGGATGATGGGTGAAGCGCTTGCTCGACAGGTAGATACTGACGTATGGGTGAATTAGACGGCTTAAACCAAACTCAGGCCCTATCGGCTGATGATACATTAACCGCTGGAGTATTCGAATCAGTTTTGGCTACGCTTGGTGAAAATGACATCCCTTACATGGATGGCGAGTGTTCAATGGTTGTGAACCCTACTCTATTCGCAGACATCTTAAATCCATCTTCTGGTATCGCTCAATACTTTATCAGAAATGATGCAGTAGGCGAAGGTAATCGTGGTTTAAGAAGCGGCATGGTTGGTTCACTTTACGGAATTGACGTTTACATGAGCAATACTGTAGATACTGGCGGAACTTCATCCACAAATCCGGGTGCAATCTTCCACAAATCTGCGGCAGCATTTTGCTCGCAGTCATCTGTGAGAGTTCAGTCCGAATATTCAATAGATGCATTGGGAACAAAAGTGGTTTCCGATCTACTCTACGGAGTGAAGTTAATTGATGATTCAGATAACATCAAAGGCGTGAGATTTACTAACGTAAGCTAATGAGTCATAAAATTGGGGGTATGGTTCGCCCTGCCCCCAATATGTAGGAGAATTTATGCAATACTAT